ATCCAAATGGCTCTGCTGCACATCAATTCTATGGTTATAAAAGAGCAGATGATACCTAGAGCTATGACGCAAAAAGAAATAATATCAGAAATAAGAGAGGAGCAGAAAACTATGGCAGCAATGCAATATAGATTAGCTGCTGATTTATCTACTTTTTTTAATAAACAAGAACTATTTAACCAACGTATATCTGACATATTAGATAATGACGAAAAGACAGACAAAAAAGGTTTAGTTTATGAAGTTGGAGAGTTATCAACTAGAATAGATAAAATTGAATTAAAAGAAAAAGTAACTGCTGGTAAAATTGCAGTAACTGTAACAATACTAACCTTTATTGGAGGAGTAGTTTTAAAAGCAATAAACATATTTGATTAATGAGTAAATACTTTAAAGAGATTGAAGCTAATATGGATAAGAGGTTTTTATTTGTATTAGACGAAGCAAGAGAATTTGCTGGAATACCTTTTATAATAAATAGTGCGTATAGAAGTCCAGACCATCCAGAATCTATTAAAAACCCTACATCAAGTCATATAAAAGGATTAGCAGTAGATATAAAAGTAACAGATAGTGTAACAAGGTTTAAGATAATTGAAGCTCTTGTGAGTGTTGGTTTTACAAGAATTGGAATAGCAGATACATTTATTCACGTTGATTTAGATTTAGATAAAACACAAAACGTAATATGGACATACTAAACAAAATACCAAAAGACAAACTACTACACTTCTTTGCTGGTAGTGTTATATTATTTTTATCATTACTTTTCTTTAATACACTTGCATCAATATCTATAGTTGTATTTGTAGCACTTATAAAAGAAATTGTTTATGATGACTTTTTAGGTAAAGGTACACCAGAAGTTCAAGACTTTATTTATACAATCTTACCTTGTTTATTTCACTTAATTAATATTTTATTCTAATGAGCAATCCTAAATTAAGAAAGAACGGAGGCAAAGGTACATTTTTTGGCAACCTTTGGAGGGGTGTTGTTAAAAACAATATACCTTTAGGAGAAACAATAGTTGCTGCTATTGATGGAGGTAATCCAATAGATGTTATAAAAGCTATTACAGAAGATAAAGACATACCAGTAAAAGACAAAGAAACTATGTTAGCTGATTTAGAACAAGATGTAATTGAAATGCAAGAGATTACTAAGCGTTGGGAATCAGACAATAAAGCAGAATCATATATTACTAAGAATATAAGACCATTAAGCCTTGCTTTTTTAACTTTAAGTATGTTTGCTTATGTAATACTAGATAGTTCTTTAGATAGCTTTAAAATAGACCAGCAATGGATATCTTTACTTGGTAACTTATTAATGCTTGTATATGGAGGTTACTTTGGTGCAAGAACATTAGAAAAAATAAGAAAAATTAAATAAACACTTTTTTATTTAAAAAAAAATATATAACTTCGCATTTTTTCAAGTAACTATTTAAGTATTTATATAGATTACTTCATACATAAAAATATATATCTAAAGTATTTAATTAAACAAGTTAATAATATTAAAAATAAAATATAAGTTTTGGGAGAACTTTGTATTTGTTAATACTTGTTAATAACTATGTTTTCTTAATAAAGAAAGAACTTGTATATTTGAGTACTAGATTATTTTTTAGTTTTGTTTTAATTATCATTTGCATTAAGAAGGAGGGTCTAAAAGCTCTCCTTTTTAAATTTTAACATTTCTTTAACACTTTTATATATTTTTATATTTAGATTTGCTAAAACAAATAATAATTAAAACTATAAATTATGAAAGTAAATCAATCACTTTGGGAAGCATTAAAAAATACAATTGAAATGCATACAGAACAAGACCACAACATAACAGATGTGTTAATTAACTATCAAGTAAAAGAAAATACTGGAGTTAAAAATATAATAAAGTTAAATGTAACTTTAGAGTAACGAATTAGAATATGAATTTTAAAATTACGATATGATAGGAATAGTAACAATATTAGGAACATTGACAATGATAATTATACATAGTGGTTTAAAAGATATTACTATTGAATTACGATATAAAAACAAATTGTTAGAAGAGCAAAATGAAATATTAAAAGAAGAACGTAAGTAATTTTATTATTTATATTCTTTGTTGGCAGCATTGTTTTAATATGTGCCAACCAGTTACGGCTATGAATTGAAGCCGTATAACAAATGTTTAATTCAAAGAAATAACCTTAACAAAGGCTTTTATTTATAGCCATTGTTAGCATTAGTACGGATTAATAAATAAAAATTAAATTATGTATATAAAATTCATTAAAGGAAAAAAAGTAGGAAAAGGAAGAGTGTTTGATTACTACAAATGCTCTGAATTTATATTGATTAGCTTGTACCTATTTCATATTAGAATATGCCCAAGCAAAGAGGTTTATGACAATTTAGACCAATGTGGTTAGTATTAATGCTAACGGCAAAGTATATGAGTAGTGGGGCATTTTAGTGAAAATCAAACTGATGAATTGAGGCAATGTCAATAAGACCGAAACCAACCGTTAAAGTCGTGCTACCGCCCCATTACTTATATATATTGTTGTAAAATCGTTTTAATGTTTTACAACACTAAGATAAAAACACGTTTTAATGTGTTTTATCGGCTGTTGACCAACGTTTTAATGTTGGTAATTTAAAAATAAAAACTATATTTGTAAATAATAATTAAATAAATAAAAATGGAAAAATTAAGAAAAATTCAAGCCGAATTAAAAGCACCAAAAAACCAAAGGAACAATTTTGGAAAGTACAACTATAGAAGTTGTGAAGATATCCTTGAAGCAGTTAAACCTCTACTGGATAAACACAAATGTACATTAACAATCTCTGATGAAGTAAGAGAAGTATGTGGTGTATTGTTTGTTGAAGCAATAGCGTTTATATCTGATGGTACTGATTCAGTACATACAAAAGCACAAGCTGGTATAGACCCAAACAGAAAAGGTATGGACATAGCACAAAGTTTTGGTAGTAGTTCATCTTATGCAAGAAAGTATGCCTTAAATGGTTTATTTTTGATTGATGATACAAAAGATGCTGATTCTACTAACACACACGGAAAAGGTGCTACAACAACTGAAAAGAGTTGGTTAAATAAAGGTACTGCTGAATTTAAGAAAGTACAAACATACTTAAAAGGTGGTGGTAACATTTCTAAAGTAGAAGAAAAGTACAGAATATCAAAAGAAGTAAAAGAACTATTAACTAAATAAATATGAATGAATTAATGATAATTGTCTTTGGTTTAGCTACAATAAGAACATTAACACCTTTAGCAAAAACAGAAAACTTTACATTTGCAAATATTTTCTTATCTGCAACTATGTGTTGGGCATTTTGGCATCTATTAGCTAATTGTGCTAATATTACATTTAATTATTAATATTAACTAAATAAATATGAATGACTTTGAATTAAGACCAACAAACAAGAAAGACCATTACAGATTCTTTATTAACGGAGTAGATGTAACTGGCGAACAAGAAAGAAGCACCTTTAGACATATTATACAAGTGCTTGATAACGGAATAACAACTGGATTATAAATTAAAATTAAAATTATGAGTGCAAAAAAACCTTACTTATTAGGAGACGTTGAGTTACAACTTGACACAATTAAAAAACTTTCTCAGTATTTCGAAAACATCTTAACTTACAACGCAAAAAGAGAGTTAGTACCAAAGATAGGAGAAGATGGAAAAGAGTTAAAGAAATTAAAACTTAACTTTTCTATTTTTGAAGAAGGAAACTACGGACAAAATGTATCTTTTACAATTCCTCAAACAAAAGAACAAAGAGAGAATGGAGAAAAGAAAAGATATGTTGCCAATGGTAAAATCTATTATGCATCAGATGACTTACAATCTTTTGTACAAAAGTCAGAAGCAAAGACAGAAAAAGCAACATCAGTTGCAGCAGATGACTTACCATTTTAAATTAATTGGGAGGTGTAAAAGCCTCCCTTTTTTTTAACGGTAACGAATATGATTTGTTTGCCTTACCGCACAGACAAGTTGCAAATTAATTATATGCGGTGTTATTAACTTTTAAAAATAAATGAATTATGGAAAGAGATTTTAGAGTACAACTATTTATGGACAACACTTATCAAGTATTAAATGCTGATGATTACAGCGTTGCGTATCAAGGTAGTCTTGCAGATTGTGAAGCTTACATAAGATTACACGAAGGCGGTTATTTTTAATTGCTTATAACGTATATGGTTAAGGTTAGTTGCGTGAAATATTAATGAATTAAATAAATACAAAAATGAAAAACAAACAAGACATTTTAAAATTACACCCAATGATAGGTAGATTAACGCCTATGCAATGGGATGAAATACATAAAGCAATGGATGCTTATTTGAACGAGTACAAAACCGAGCAATTAACTTTAACCGATGTTAGCCAACAACGTGAACTGTTATTAGCGTATAATGAAGAAATAAATCAATGTATGGTAGATAGTCAAGACATATTAGAAGAAAGTGATGTAGATGAATTTTTAGCTAATTATAGTGGCTAACAGTTGTGTATGGCACGTTTTAATGTGTTATACACTTAGTTAAAACTTTTTATATGTGGAACTATAAAGGACAAAGAATAAAATCAAGAGAAGATTTACCAGCAGAAGCAGTTGGGTTTGTTTACAGAATACTTAACAGACAAACAGAACAAGTTTATATTGGTAAAAAGATATTGCTTAATAAACGTACAAGACCACCTTTAAAGGGTTATAAAAGAAAAAGAATTGATTATATTGAAAGCAACTGGATAAAGTACACTGGTAGTAATAAAGAAAGTAAAAAATGGAAAATAGAAGATTGTTATAGAGAAATTATATACATTTGCTATAACAAGACAATGATGAGCTATTATGAAACAAAACTACAATTTACAGAAAACGTTTTAGAAAATGATAAATTCTTAAATGATAATGTACTTGGCAAATATTATAAAACAAAAATACAGAAATACATAGATGACGCAAAAAATAAAAACAAATGAAGAAAAAGAAGCAGATAGAATGGAGATGCAGCTTCTTGAACAAGAAGCAAATGTAGATATATCAGAAGTAATTAAATATCCTCCAGTAGCACTTAGTTGTGGAACTTATACAGATATAGATGTTGAAGGTAAAGAAATAGAATATCCAATACCAATTGGCACAGATGGTAACTTTAGTTTTGTACAAGCATTTCCAAAAGTTGGTAAATCATTTTTCATAAGTTTACTTGTATCAGCATATCAAAGTGGAGGTAACAAATATACTGGTAATATAAAAGGGCATAGGAGAGGTAGAAAGATAATACATTTTGATACAGAGCAAGGTAAGTTTCATTGCCAGAAAGTCTTTAGGAGACCAGTTATTATGAATGAAATGCAATCTGATGAAAACTACCATACTTACGCATTAAGAGCAATGACACCAAATGAAAGAGTAAATTTTATTGAGTTCATATTATTTGATAAATTTAATGATGATAAAATAGGTTTAGTTATTATTGATGGTGTTGCAGATTTGTTAAATGATGTAAATTCAATGTCAGAAACAAACTTTGTTGTGCAAAAGATTATGACTTGGACTGCAAAGAAAGAATGCCATATATTAACTATTATACATCAAAACTTTGGTAGTGATAAACCAACTGGAAATTTAGGTAGTGCTTTAGAGAAGAAGGCAGAGACACAAATTAAGTTAGAAAAAAACGAAATTAATAAAGGCTGGATATCTGTTGAATGTAAAAGAAGTAGAAATAGAAGTTTTGAACCATTTAGCTTTATGGTAAACAATAATATACTTCCAGAATTTGTTAAAGATGATTATGAATTTTTAGAATAAAAAACACTATATTGCATCTATGAAAAATTGGAAAGAAAAAGACTTATTTGAATGGCTATCAACTAACCATTACAAAACATTAGTAAATAGTAAAAATCCAATATCAAGATGGGATTGCTACGACATTGAAACGCAAAGCAGAATAGAACTGAAATGCAGAAAAAAGCATTACGATACTTTACTTCTGGAAAAGCCTAAATACGATGCTTTAATAAAAGAATCAAATAAACATTTTGACGTACCAATATACATTAATAGTACACCAGAGGGTATCTATCTATTTAACTTAAACAAAATAGATTTAAAATGGTTTGATAAATCACTGCCAGCAACATCAGAGTTTAAGAATAGACAATGGATTAAAAAAGAAGTAACAGAAATAAATATAAAACAAGCAATAAAATTAAAATAAATGGAAACAATCAAACTATTAAACAATGAAGTATTTGACAAGCAAGACATTCTAAGCAAAATGATGGATGATGAGTTTTACTATGGTTACTTAGGTGTAAATGCATTATCAAGTTCAGCATCAAAGAAACTTTTAGATTCTCCTTATGCTTATTATCGTTCACTAACAGAAAAGCAAACAAATATACAAGCATTAAGAGATGGTCAATTAATACATCTTATGGTACTTGAACCAAAGAAAGTAGATTACTTAACTTTTACAGAAGGTACAAAAGCATCAAAGCAATATAAACTAGCAGTACAAGAAGTTGGCTCACACAACGTATTTACTAACTCAGAATATCATAAAGCAAAAAAGATATCAGAAAGGGTAAGAAGTGTAACTGATGTAAAGAATATGTTAGATGGTGCAAGATTTGAAATACCAGCAATTGATACCTATAATGATTTAGCATTTAGAGGTAAAGCAGATATACTTAAAGATGGTGTTGTAATAGACTTAAAAACAACTGCTGATATAAAAGGCTTTGAAAGGTCTGCTAATTACTTTTCTTATGACTTACAAGCTGCATTGTATTTAGAATTGTTTGGAGCATTTGACTTTGAATTTATTGTAGTTGATAAAAATACACTTGATGTTGGAATCTTTAAATGTTCACAAGGCTTTATTGATAGTGGTAAAAGAAAATTAGACATTGCCACAGAAAGATATTATGACTACCTACAAACAGAAAACATAGAAGATTATGTTACCAGAGGAACTTTGTAAGAATAAAGAGATTGTAGCTTACAGAAGTTGTGTTGATAGCTACTTTAGTAATGGAGATAGAAAAGACATTATGGAATATTGGCTACAACTATTTGAACAGAAAAGATTTTGTGAAGCAAAAGGTGTAGAGAAAGCACTTGAATTAATTGATATATACGAGGACTTAAATGCCAAAGATTAAAAAGAAGATTGTTTTAAAAAATTGTAATTATGAGCATCAGCAGTATTGTTTTAAAAAAGGGTTTATTATTTATCCAGTTGTATCTGGTAATATGTTTAAAGTTTACTGTAATAGAATAAAAGGTAATTACTATATGAAAGGAAAAGAATTTAATAAACAAGAATCATTCCAAGCTATTTGGGATTTATACACTAAAATATACAACTATGAATTTAATAAGATACGAGATTAAAGCTGGATTTTTCAAAGGCTTTCTGTTTGGGGTTAGACATTACCCTTTTGATGATGAAGAAATATATGAAGAAGATATTGTGATATACATTGGTATCTTTCAAATAATAATAACTTTAATATACGAAAAATGAGAAGCACACAAGTACACTATGACAACGGAAAAGATTACGATGTAATAGACGTTATAAACGATTTTAACCTTAATTTTAGCAGAGGTAACATACTAAAGTATATTTGCAGAGCTGGAAAGAAAAAGGATGAGTTACAAGACTTATTAAAGGCAAAAGACTATTTAGAGAGAGAAATAGAAAGAATAAGGGAAGCAACATAGCTTCTCTTTTTTTATTTAAAATGTTAAAGAAATGTTAAAATCTGTTAACATAGTTGTTTATAAAGTTTATTATTTGTAGATTTGATTATTATTAATTAAAACAAAACAAGATGAAAAAATTACAAACATTAGTATTGATTTTAGCACCAAGCTATTTTGTAGCAAGAATGTTATTAGGTTTAATCTTTAACGTATAATTATGAAGAAGATACTTACAAGATTCGGGGAGTTCTTATTTGGACTTGCAATGATTATGGTAGTCGCTTATATGACATTATGGTTTATATCAATGGTATTAATATTATTTAACAGTTAAAACAAAAACAAATGGAAGAAACATTAGAAATGATTAGAGCTTATGCTAAAGGTAAAGATGATTGGTGGATTGTAAGACAATTAGAGATACTGGAAGTGCAAATAAAGATAGAGGTAAACAATGCAGAAATAAGAACTTTAAAAGGAATAAGAGATGAATTTAATTAAGGTTATAAAAACAATAGAACCAGAGTACAAGAATACAAACCAATTTATTAATCCTTTACCAAATGAAGTAGAACTGCAATTAGATAATGAAGATTATTTAATAGAAGTAAGTTTAAAAGAAGGTGTATTAGAAACTAACTTTTGGCAAGGAGAAGAAGAATATAATGCATCAGATGATGAGATAAACTTTATTTACAATTATCTTGAACAATTACTTTTAAATAAGATAGAAGAAACAAAAGAATACTATAATCAAAATAGTTACAATTATCAAATATTTAACAATTAAAACAAAAACAAATGAACACACAAGAAATTAAAAGAGGAGAGTACAATGCTTATTATCCAATAAGTCAATTAAAAATGGCATCAGTAAATAGAGATACTGTTATTAAACACGCAGAAAACTTTAAATCAAAACTAAACGAATATGGTTGGATGATGCCAATTGTTGTATCTTCAAAAGGAGATGTTATAGAAGGACATCACAGAATTGAATCAGCTAAACTTTTAAAGCAAAAAACAATACCAGCTTATATTGTTGAGTGGGTAGATACTCAAAATAAATCAAAACATTTAAACTCAATAATTAGTTTAAATAATGGTAATAAGGCTTGGAATACTTTAGATTATTTAAAAGCATATTCAACAGATTCAAAAGATTATAATATAGTTTATGATGTTTATTTAAAAAATTCTAACAATATATCAGTTGGTAATGTTGTTAATTTGTTTTTTTGGAATACAAGAAAGTCTTTTAAAAAAGGTTCTTCTGTTATAAAAGATTATAAATTTTCTTCATATTTAATAGGGCAAATATCAAAACTTGTTAGTAAATATGACAAAAAAAATATACAAGCATATTGTGTAAGGGAGATGATTGATATTGCATTTACTAAAGCATACAAAGACTATAAGGCTCTTAATTTTTTATTTAAGGAATATGCAAAATTGGCAAAAGTAAATTCTCCAGCAGCTACATCAATATCAAGATTCAGACCATTAATGGAATCATTATTAACAGAATTTAACTTAACAAGAAAATGCTAATAACAAACGAAGATAATATGGAACTAATGGCAAGGTATGAGGATAATCATTTTGACTTGGCAATAGTAGACCCTCCTTATGGTATAGGTATTGATGGGCAAAAAGAAAGTAAAAAAGGTAAAAAATCTGATAGAAAATATCATAAACAAAAACAATGGGATAGCGCAATACCAAACAAAGAGTATTTTAAGGAATTGCAAAGGGTTTCTAAAAACCAAATTATATGGGGTGCAAATTATTTTGTAGAACACTTGTCGAAAGGAACAAAAGGGTGGATAGTTTGGTTCAAAGGTCAAATTGGTTTAACAATGAGTGATTGTGAGTTAGCGTATAGTAGTTTTCAAAGAGCAACAAGAGTAGTAAACATAAATAGAGTAGATTTATTGAAACAAAAAACAATACACCCAACAGAAAAACCCATACGACTTTATCAATGGTTATTAGATAATTATGCAGAAAAAGGCGATAAGATTTTAGACACTCACTTGGGTTCAGGTTCTATTGCTATTGCTTGTCATAATTTAGGTTATGATTTAACTGCTTGTGAATTAGATAAAGAGTACTTTGATGCAGCAATGAAAAGAATAAACGAACACAAACAACAAATAAGAATGTTTTAATATGGAATTAACAGAAAAGAAACTAGAAAAAATTAGTGGAGCAATACTAAGCTCATTTATAAACCTACACTTATTAGAAGATGCAGAGAAGATAGGTTTGTTTAGACAACGAGTAAGAAACAACATTAGACGTACTATAAGCGATTTAAAAGAGATAGAGATAAACTACTATAACAAGATAGAAGAAGTTGATGAGAAAGAGCTAGGAGATAAACTAACTGCAAACAAACTAATTTTTCTTGATTGGGTATTAAATAAGTTTGACTTTAATGACTTTTGTAAGATACAAGAAGTATGTCTTGCTTATGAAGCAGACAAAGAAAGAATAACACAAGTAACAGATGAAGTATTAATTAATAATGGAGCAGAACAAATAGATGAGTAGATATAATTACAATAGACAAGCAGCAGAAGAATTAGTAAATGACTTTTGTGAGATAACAAAATTAAATATATTTGATAATTCACGTTCAAATGATAAAGCATCCTTTAGAGCATTACTATACAAAGTATTAAATGAAATAAACGGAATGAATGATAGAATGATATCAGACTGGTTTGCTGAAAAAGGTGTAAAAAGAAATAGGTCAAGCATATTTCACGCATTAAAAAAGATAGACGTATATTACGATAGCTTTACAAGATTTAGAAATGTTTACGATATTTATTTCAATGACAAGAAAGAAGAAACAATAAGAAAAGAAAGAGCAAGAATAGAGCGTTTAAAGAAGAAAACAAAGTCTATTAAGCAAATCATATTAAACAGAGAAAAAGATAGCTTAGCGTTCTTAATAGATACTATACCAGACAATAAAAGAGATGAGATTTATGAGATGGTAAACCTAAGAGTAAAATCTTGGCAATGGAAAAGCAAAGATAAATGTGAAGTAATAGAGTGTAGTACATCAATGGAAGGTATGAGCTGGTAATACAACTGATTTGTACAAGAATAGTTGCGATAGAAAGCAACAAATTAATAAATAAACATTAACCAAGAAGTTATATAAAACTTCGCAAATAAGCCATAACAAGCAATTAGTTTTGTACGTTGTTATGCACTGTAAATTATGACAACAAATGACTTTATAAAAAAACTACAAAGCATAAGCGAGGACAAACGCAAGTTGCCTTTAAAAATAACTTGCCCTAATGGATTAGAAGTTGAGCCTCAAATAAAGATGGGAACTGATGATGAAACAATATTTGGCAACGTTATAAAAATGTATATAACTTATTAATTTATTGTGCCTAACAGTTGTACAAGGCACGTTTTAATGTGCTTTGTGCTTAGTTGTAAAAATAATTGTGTAAATTTTGTAAAATGTCATATTTTTTTTATTATATAATTATATGTTTATTTAGCATCTATTAAATCTTAAGTATGCATTCATACCTAAACATTGAGAGATAATCAAATAAAAATATATTTCTATGTACTGAGGGTAACTATACCCTTTTTAAAAGTGTTAATAAAATTACAATAACACACTACAAAATACCAGTTATTTTTATTATATTGTTGCAAATATATAACTATGTTAGAGAAGATATTTGAATCTCATAATAAGTGGATAAACACCACATTAAAGTTTGGATGCAATAGAGAAGAAGCAGAGGATATTGTTTCTAATATGTATCTTGTTATTGGCAAGATGCTTAAAAAAGGATTAGATATAACTTATGGAGATGAAGTAAATTATTACTACATTTACCTCACATTAAGAACATCTTTTCTACAAATGAAAAACAGACAAAAGAAACAAAACAAGATATCACTAGACTTAGTACTTGATTTAGAATCTGGAGAGTATATTGATTTTAATGATGCAAATGATTCTGTTGAACAAGAGCTGAGTAAATTACATTGGTACGATAGAAAGATTTATAATCTTATACAAGATGAATATAGTATAACAGAACTATCAAAGAAAACAAATATTACATATCATTCATTGTATAATACATACAGAAAGGTAAAAGATAGATTAAAAGAAAAATTAAAAGAATGAAACTAGGAGACTTAATTGAAAGAATAACATACTATACTGGAATCAAATGGCTATGGAAAAAACTATATCCAGATTGTAAGTGTAAAGAAAGACAAGAACAATTAAATGATATTGAACTATGGTAGAAGGTAAATACAAGATACTAAATTTATATGCTTGTTTAGGTGGTAATCGATACAAGTGGAATGAAGTAAAAGAAGATATAGAGGTAACTGCTGTTGAATGGGATGAAGAACTTGCAAGGTTATACCAAGAAAGATTCCCAAATGATAAAGTTATAGTTGCAGATGCACATAAGTATTTATTAGACCATTATAAAGAATTTGATTTTATATGGAGTTCTCCTCCTTGTCCAACACATAGTAAAATAAATCAAACACAATATACAAGAGAGTGCTGGACACCAAGATACCCAGATATGAAATTATATCAAGAAATTATATTTTTAGATATGTTTTTTAAAGGTAAATATGTTATTGAAAATGTTGTGCCATACTATGAGCCTTTAATTAAAGCTAATAAAAGAGGTAGGCATTTATATTGGACTAACTTTAATTTACCCAATGTTTTAAGTAATAGAGAACAACCTAAAATTAGCAGGGGATTAAATGAAACTAAAAAGTTATGCAAATTTCACGATTATGATTTTTATAGATATAAAGGAAAACAATCAAAGCAAAAGATTGCAAGAAACCTAGTGGATTACGAAGCTGGTAAAACTATCTTTGAAACTTTACTAGGAATAGAAAAACAAAACAATACAAATCAAATAAAAATGTTTTAAAATGGTAGAAGATAAAATTATTTGGCAAGGTGTAAAAGAAAGAACAACATCAACAATGTCAAATGAAGATTTTAAAATAATGTGTAAACTACATTCAAAGTATTTTAATCATAAATATAGTGAGCCTTGCACTTGTAATAAAAGAATGTTAAGACAATGGATTGAACAATTAAATAATAAATTAATATAAGATATGATAACAAATGATGAATACTTTAAAATTGGAATACAATTATTCAAAGTAGCAATAGTATGTTTTTCAGTAGGAGTTTTTGTAGGATGGCTAATTTTTAAATAAATAGATATGGAAGAATTAACTGGAGATTGGTATTTAAGAGAAAAGTTCTTTGGAGGATATGATGTTTATGTTGAAGTAAAACGTATTTCTTTTCCTCATAAATTTTATAGAAAAATGAAACAAGGAGAAGATATTGAGATATATAAATTAAATAATAAGATATGTACAGAAAGAAACTAATACAAAAACTACAACAACTGGTTGATAAACTACCAGTATCAGATAAAAGAAAAGAAGTGAAGCAAGACTTAATAGATTTAAAACTAAGCAAGACAGATTATCACTTTATAACACTAAAAGATAAATATAAAGATGAAGAATAAATCAACAACATTACTTGGATTGATTACCTTTTTTTTAGTTGCATCCTTAATAGCTTTTTCAATTATACTAACAGTAATAGCAGTAAATAAATAAATTTAAAGCCTAGCAGTAAAATGTTAGGTTTTTTTTATTATATAATTATATGAATAATCAATTTATTTCAAATGTCAGAAAATAAAAGAGGTGGTAAAAGAGAAGGTGCTGGTCGTAAAAGTAAATCAGAAGAAGTGCAAATGATTGAACGATTATCTCCATTAGAGCCAAAAGCATTTAAAGCACTTGAGAAAGGAGTTGAAGAAGGTAATTTTAAATACGTTCAAATGTTCTATAATTATTATGCTGGTAAACCAAAAGAAACAAAAGATATATCTATAACATCAGAGCAACCTTTATTTGATTTAGATTAGTGTTTCAAGTTACAACTGCAATAAGAAAACTTTACAAGTTAAAGAAACGTAAGAAGGTAATTCAAGGTGGTACATCAGCTGGTAAAACATTTGGTATATTGCCTATACTTATTGATAGATGTATAAGAACACCTATGCTTGAAACAAGTGTAGTATCTGAATCTATACCGCATTTGCGTCGCGGGGCAATGAAGGACTTTCTAAAAATTATGGTAGCAACCAATAGGTTTAGAGATAATCAATGGAATAGGTCTGCTTTAAAATACACTTTTACAAATGGTAGTTACATAGAGTTCTTTAGTGTAGAACAACCAGACAAACTAAGAGGAGCAAGAAGAAACGTATTGTATGTGAATGAAGCAAACAATGTACCCTTTGAAGCATACACACAACTAAGCATAAGAACAAGTGGAGATATATGGATTGACTTTAATCCAACTGCTAATTTTTGGGCACATAAAGAAGTTGTAGGCAACGATGATGCAGACTTTATTACATTAACATACAAAGACAATGAAGCGTTACCAGAAACGATTGTAAGAGATATAGAGAGTGCAAAAGATAAAGCAAAGGATTCAGAGTATTGGAGTAACTGGTGGAAAGTATATGGGCTTGGTCAAATAGGAAGTTTAGAGGGTGTATGTATTCCAGATTGGAAAGAAATAACACTACCAGCAGAAGCAAGGTTATTATGCTACGGAATGGACTTTGGCTATAGTGCAGACCCATCAACATTAATAGCTTTATACAAATACAATGATGCTTATATTTTTGACGAGGTAATATATCAAAAGAAATTACTAAACATAGATATCTCAAATCTATTAAAGCAAAACAATATACAAGAGATAATATATGCAGATAGTGCAGAGCCAAAATCAATAGCAGAGCTAAAGAGTTACAGACATAAGATACTACCTTGTACAAAGGGTAAAGATTCAATTGTATATGGTATAAACTTAATAAACCAAAACAAAATATTTGTAACAAGCACAAGCAAGAATCTTATTAAAGAATTGCAGTCTTATACTTGGATGAAAGACAGAGAAGGTAACACTATTAATAAACCAATTGATGCTTTTAACCATTGTATAGATGCAGCACGTTATGCAATATCTTCTCAGTTAAAGAATCCAAATGCTGGTAAATACTTTATAAGATAGATGAATAATTTACAGATGATTGCAATTGTAGAGTGCTTTATACATCACAGAACTGGAAAGCAAGTAAGAATTGCAAAGCCAACAAAACCTCAACATTATTTACTACTTACAAAAGCATATGAAAATTGTAAGGGTTTTTTCATAAAACATTAACAAAAAAGTATTATATAATTATGAAGATAGAAATAAACGTACCAACATCATTAAATGAGATTACTTTAGAACAATATCAGAAGTTTTTAAAAGTAGCACAAGAGAATCAAGAAGGTAGCTTTTTAAATGCAAAGATGATAGAAATCTTTTGTGGTATTCCTTTATCTGATAGTTATAAATTAAAGATGTCAAGTGTTGAAGCAATAGTAGATATCTTAACAGAGATGTTAAATCAAACACCAACACACATAGACAAGTTTACATTAAATGGTATTCAGTATGGTTTTATACCAGACTTAGATGAAATGTCTTTAGGAGAGTATGTAGACTTAGATGGTAATGCATCTGATTGGCAGAAAATGCATATAGCAATGAACGTATTATACAGACCAATTGTAACAAGTAAAGCTGGTAAATATAATATAGAAGAATACACTGCTAATGATTCAGAGAAAATGAAAGCTATGCCATTGGGTGCAGCAATAGGTAGTCTTTTTTTTTTCTACAATTTAGGGATAGAGTTATCGAAGCATACGATTCTTTATTCCAGCAATCAAGCAGAGATGGAGATTATTCAAGAGCAGCTAATTTCTCAACAAAATGGGGATGGTACTCATCAATTTTTAGTCTCGCTGGAGGAGATGTTAGAAAACTTGAAGATATCACTAAATTAAATATACATCAATGTTTTACCTTTTTATCATTCACAAAAGAAAAAGCAGAGATTGAAGCACAACAAATTAAAAGTAAATTTTAGATGAAAGGATTTTATCAAGTAACGGAAACAATAAAGAATCAATTACTATCAGATGTAAATGTAAATACAGTAACAACTGGAGACATAACAAAGATTGATTTAAGTAAACAAACTATATTTCCTTTATCACACATCATAGTAAATAATGTAAATAACGAAGATAATGTTTTACGTTTTAACCTATCTGTTTTGTCTATGGATATTGTTGATGTTTCGAAAGAAGCAGTAGTTGATATTTTTAGAGGTAACGACAACGAACAAGATATACTTAACACACAATTAGCAGTTCTTAATAAACTAGCACAAGTATTAAGAGGAGGCACACTACATCAAGATTTATATCAATTAGATGGCACACCAAGTTTAGAGCCTTTCTATGATAGGTTTGAAAATGAAATGGCTGGTTGGGCAATGACATTTGATGTACTTGTAAACAACGATATTGATATATGTTAAAGAACGTACAACAAGAGCTAAACAGATTTGCTAAGTATGTTATTCAACAATCAAGAACAAATCTAACAAAGGGTAAAAAGAATAGTTCTAAGGCACTTTATAATAGTTTAGACTATGACTTAAACGTAAGTCCAAATAGTTTCTCTATGAGCTTTCTAATGGAAGATTATGGTATATTTCAAGACAAGGGTGTAAGTGGTATAAAAAAGAAATACAATACACCTTATAGTTATACAAACAAGATGCCACCTCCAAGTAAAATGGATAAATGGATTGTAAGAAAAGGTTTAAAAGGTGTAAGAGGTAAAGATGGTAAATTCATATCAAGAAAGTCTTTACAATTTATGATAGCAAGAAGTATTTACAATAATGGTATAAAGCCAAGTTTGTTTTTTACAAAACCATTTGAGAAAGCATTTAAAAACTTAGACAAAGACATAATAGAAGCATACAAATTAGATGTTGAAGAACTACTAAAATTTACAACAAATGGGAATAATTAATACAAGAAGTCCACACTTTTTATCTGTATCAGATACTGACTTAGCAACTGCTACTTTAGATATTGAGATTTATACTGGAAATGAAACAACTGGATATAGTGGTACACCTCAATATAGTTTAAGTAAAAAGATAATACTAAACACAACTAAAATATCTTTTGAAATATCAGAACTTATAAGAGACTATTTAGATATAACTTTTGAAGGAGATTATGAATCCTCTGCTGAACAATTTTGTAAATGGGTAAGAACAACGCTTACTGCATTTGATGGTAATGGCATACAATTATCACAAGCAATAAGCACAGATTTAGCCTTTGAGAGTTATGGCTATTTTGAAGATGGTGCAAACTATTCTTTTGAATATGAAGGCTTGTTAATGAGTAATAGTGAAATGTTTATAGAATCTGGAGATGAGATAAAGATACCAATTCAAACAGATAGAACTGTAACAGTTAGATTTTATGATTCAGATAATGGTCTTTTAAATACAGAAACCTTTTCTTTATCAGACCAATCACAAGATAAAGTAGTTTATGCATCTTATACTGATGACCAAGCTGCAAAAGCAACCATTCAATATACTGGAGATTCTGGTTCAGAAACATCAACTATAAAAATAACACAATTAAGCGAGTGTAAATTCACACCTTACAAGACAACATTTATAAACAAGTTTGGAGTGTTGCAAGATTTGTATTTCTTTAAAAAGTCAGTTGAGAAAATGACTACAAAAAGAGAAAGCTATAAAGCAAATATACTAGCATCAAACAACACTTATAATACCTACAATCACACAAAAAGAGATTTTAATATAGAAGCAAACGAATCTGTTTCTTTAAGTAGTGGTTTTGTAAACGAATCATACAATGAAGTGTTTAAGCAGATGATGTTATCTGAAAAGGTATGGATTACAAACGCAAACAATCAAGTATATCCTATAAATATAAAGACAAGTAATATTACATACAAAACAAGTGTAAACGATAGATTAGTAGAATACACAATAGAGTTTGATAATTCTTATAATGTTTTAAATGACATAAGGTAAATGCAAAAAATACAACTATACATAGAAGGTCAGAGAGTAGATTTATTTGATGATGAAAGTGTTGTACTAACACAAACAATACAGAACGTAAAAGACGTTCAGAAAGTGTTTACAGACTATTCAAAGACATTCACACTACCAGCAACAAAAGAGAACAATAAGATATTTAAACACTATTATAACAATAGTATTACAAATGGTTTTGATGGTAGAGGTAGAGTAAATGCAACCTTAGAATTAAATTATTTAAAGTTTAGAAAAGGTAAAATAAAACTTGAAGGTGTTGATTTAAGAAACAATGTACCTTATACATACAAGGTTAGATTTACTGGCAACACAGTTACTTTAAAAGACTTACTTGGAGAAGATAAACTAGGTGCTTTAAGTGATTTAAACTCAAACACTTTAGTTTACAATGCTGCAAATGTAAAAACAAAGTTAAAAGCAAACCCAGCAACAAGTGATATTATAGCACCATTAATAACACATACGCAACAATTACATTACGATTCAGATTCTTCTGCTAACTTAGATGGTAACGTTTACTATGAAACTGGTGGTGGTAGTCATTTACACGGAGTATCTTGGGATGATTTAAAATATGCAATAAGAGTAGATACTATTATACAAGCAATAGGCACAAACTACGGAATAACTTTTAGCAATGATTTCTTTAATAGTACAAATACACCTTACTACAATTTGTTTATGTGGTTGCATAGAAAAAAAGGCTATGTAGAATCCCCAACTGCAACAGAGGTAGAATCTTTGGTTAATACTTGGACTGCTACAAATGTAGGTCAAACTTTTACATCAATGTCAAACACATCTACTTTATATGTTGCTGGTGCTCCAAGCAGATATACTAAGCTAGATTTAAAACTAAGAACAACAAGTGGTTTTTCTTATAGTGTTTCTGTACAATTAAACGGAACAGAAATTTACAATAGTGGTAGTGTTACTGGAGACTTAGATATAACAAAAGACGATATAGGTACATCACAAGGTAATTATAATGTTATTATACAATCAGCTCAAAACGTTACATTCTCAGAAGTTACTTGGGATATTGGATATAGACTTTTGGCTGGTTTAGAATCATTTAATACTTATACATCTGCATCTTTTTCTCACACAAACGCTTTTGATTTTATTATTACACAACAGATACCAGATATAAAATGTATTGATTTCTTAACTGGTATTTTTAAAATGTTTAATCTAACATCTTATGTTGATAATGATACAGATGAAGTAATTGTAAAAACGTTAGATGACTTTTATAGTGATGGTGTTTCTTACGATATAACTGAGTTTGTTGATAGAGATAAAAGTTCTGTTAATGTTGCTTTACCATTTAAAGAAATAACATTTGAACACGGAGATACAAAAACTTTTTTAGCTAGTAAACATTCACAACTATTTAACAACACTTGGGGAAAAATAGAGTACACAAGTGGAGAGAATTTAGATGGTAAAATATACAAGGTTAAAACACCTTTCTCTCATATGCTTTATGAAAGATTAACAGATTTAGATACTGATACACTAACAACTGTTCAATATGGTTGGTATGTAGATGACAATCAATCTCCTTATTATGGTAAGCCTTTATTGTTCTACCCTATATTACAAAACACAACAAGTATATCTTTTTTAGATAATACAAGCAGTCATTCAGAAGTTGCACAATATAATATACCTTCAAATAGTGTTGCATTATCATCATCAACAAGTAAGTATAATATAAACTTTAATAATGAGATAAACGAATATGCTTTAGATAATACATTTACAAATACTTTATTTGAAGCGTACCATAAAGATTATATTTCTGATGTATTTGATGCAACAAACAGATTAACAAAAGTAACTGCATATCTACCTTTAAGAATATTACTTAACTACACACTAGCAGACAGATTTAATATTAGTGGTACAACGTATAAGATTAATAGTATAAAAACAAATATGCTTACTGGTAAATCTGATTTAGAGTTGTTAAACGATATCTATACACCACCAGCACCAGCAATACCACCAGATACAACACCACCAACTGCACCAGTAATTGGCACACCAATAGTAGGTACGAATCAAGTTTATTTCTGTTGGGCAGCATCAAGTGATGGTACTGGAGTAGGTGTAAAAAGTTATTCTGTTACACAAGATGGAGTGCTTGTGCAAAGAGTATCAGCAACACCGATACAAGACTTTTATTGCGTTACAATAACTGGTTTAGCAAGTGCAACAACTTACGCATTTGGAGTAGCTGCAACAGACTTTAATGGCAATGTATCAACAACAACAACTATAAATGTAACAACGTCATAATGATAAAAGAGATATTAGAATTGTTAAGAGATACAGATTGTAAATCTGAGATAGTACAAATAGCAAAAGGAAAGAATAAGTTTCCAGAAAGTTTTAAAGAAGTATTTAAAAGACAAAAACAAGAAATAAAATGGAAAAGATAATTGTAGAGCTAGAAGCAAAAACTAATAAAGCCTTAAAAGGAATTGATAGTGTTGCAAAGAGTGTTGAAGATTTAAACAAAGAGGTAGTAAGTTCAAATAAAGATACTGCTAAATCTCTAAAAAATGTTGAAAGTGCATCTGGACAAGCTGCAAAAGGTATAAGAGGTATTGGTAATGCTATAAAGGCTGCTGGTATTGGATTAGCAATTGCTGCTTTTGCTACACTAAAAGATATCTTTATGCAGAATCAAAAGGCTGCTGATTTCTTTAATACATCATTTGAAGTTGTTAGTATTGCTTTTAATGATTTTGTAGGATTCATTATAGACAATGGCACGAAGGTAACGGATTTTTTCAAAGCTATTTTTGATGACCCATTAGAAAGTGTTAAGCAATTAGGAGCAAGTATAAAGGCAAACATTGTAGAACGATTTGAAAGTTTCTTAGATACTCTTGGTTTTTTAGCAAGTGCAGTAAAGAAAGTTTTTAGTGGAGATTTTGCTGGTGCATTAGAAGATGTAAAAAGTGCTGGTAAAGAATCATTAGATGTTTTAACTGGAGTTAATGATGTATTTGATAAAGGTGTAGAGATTGTTAAAAGCAGTGCAGAAGCTATTTCAAATTATGCAAGTGAAACTGTTAAAGCTGCAAAAGGTAATGTAGAGTTAGCAAAATCAGCAGAATTAGCAGCAGTATTAAATCAAGGATTAATTGAAAAATATGACAGACAAGCAGAGCAATTAAGACAAATACGAGATGATGAAAGTAAAAGTATTGAAGAAAGAATAAAAGCTAATGAAGAACTTGCTTTAGTATTAGATGAGCAAGAAAAAGCAATGAAAGAAAATGCAGCTATTGCAGTTGCATCTGCTGCTGCTGAATTATCAAAGAATAAAGAAAATATAGAGTTACAAAAAGCATATCAAGAAGCACTTAACGAACAAGCAGCTATTGAAGCACAAATAACTGGTTTTAGAAGTGAACAACAAACAAATGCAAATTCTTTATTAAGAGAACAAAAAGAAATAATGAATGAGATTGCTCTTTTTGGTAAATCAGAAAGAGATAAAGAAAGATTAGAATTAGAGCAAGAATATGAATTAAATAAAGAGTTAATTGAAAGAGAAATTACAGACGATGCAGAAAAAAAAGAAAGATTACTTGCAGCAGAAACCGATTACAAGACTAAGTTAGCTGAGGTTAATAAAACATTTGCAGAAGAAGATTTAGCTATACAAACAACATTAGAAGAAGCAAAACAAAATATAAGAATGTTAGCAATAGATAATGTTGCAAAAGGGTTTGCATTACTTGGACAATTAGCTGGTAAAAACAAAGCATTACAAGCAGCAGCAATAGTTGGAGAAAACGCAGTTGGTATTGCAAAACAAGTAATTTCAACAAGAGCAGCAAATGCAGCAGTAACTGCTAAATATGCATTAATACCTGGAGGTTTAGCACTTGCAAAAGTAGAAAAAACTTTAAACAATGTTTCTCTTGGATTAGGTATAGCATCATCAGTTGCATCTACAAGTAAAGCATTATCAGCTTTAAAAGCTGGAGGAAGTGCTAGTAGTGGGGGAAGTCAAGGAGGAAGTGTACCAACTGGAGCATCTACACCACCATCATTTAATATAGTTGGTCAAAGTGATACAAATCAATTAGCAGCAGCTATTGGAGGTCAATCTCAACAACCAGTACAAGCATACGTTGTAGCAAACGATGTAACAACTGCACAGAGTATGGATAGAAATATAATTGATGATGCAAGTTTAGGAGATTAAAATGTAAAATAACACTAATAAAATATTATATAAATATGAAGTTAATCGAACTTATTTTAGATGATGATGAAGCAATAGGAGTAGAAGCTATTTCTGTTGTTGAAAATCCAGCAATAGAATCTGATTTTGTTGCACTTAAAACACAAGAAATAAAACTTGCTGAAATAGATAAAGAGAAGCGTTTATTAATGGGTGCTTTACTTATACCAAAGAAACCTATTTATAGAAAAAACGGAGAAGATGAATACTACATATTCTTTTCAGAAAAGACTGTTGCAAAAGCATCTCAAATGTATTTACAAAATGGTAATCAATCTAATTCAACATTAGAACACAATTCAGAATTACAAGGTTTAACACTTGTTGAAAGTTGGATTGTAGAGGACAAACAAAAAGACAAGACTGCTTTGTATGGTTTAGATGTACCAGTTGGTACTTGGATGGGTAGTGTAAAAGTTGAGAATGAAGATGTATGGAATAACTATGTAAAGACTGGTAAAGTAAAAGGGTTTTCAATAGAGGGTTACTTTGCAGATAAAATGGAAAGACCAAATGAAAAACTAAAAGAGGATTTAGAGGAGAAGCAGTTAGCAGAACTTAAAAAACTATTATCATAATGAGAGCAGTATATTGTAAATGTAAAAATACTTATTCGATAGATTGTAAGAATAATACTGATAAAAGTTGTAAGACTCCAGAGTATTGGAAACAAGGCATAGGAAGGATAAGTGCAAAAAAGGAAGAATAGAAAACTGAAAATACAAAATATTAACTAAATTTTATTATATAATTATGAATACACAAAAAAGAGTTTTTAATAAACTAGCAGAAGAAACAAAAGTTGAGTTGTCTGCACAAAAGATTGAGTTAGGTATTTTTGATGATATTGAAAAATTAAAAAACAAAGCCTTATCAGCAAGTAAAAGAGCAGAAAAAAGTGTGTTAAGTGCATTATCTGACTTTGCAGATAGTACGTCAGCTTTAGAACAAGCTATAAAAATCACAGAAGATGGTAAACAAAAAGCTAAAGAGCTTGGTGTAAATGAATTAATAAAACGAGCTGATTTAATTAAATCACAGTTTGAAAGTGTTTTAAAAAAACATAGAAATAATATATCTGATTTAAGAAGTGTAAGAGGTAACATTTAAAGAATAATTAACTAAATATATGAACACAGACAGAACATTATTAAACAAAGCTAGAGTTTTACTTGGATTAGAAGTAAAGCTAGAGCAGATGAAGCTAGATAATGGTGCTATCTTAGAAGCTGAAGTATTTGAAGCTGGTGCAGAAATCTTTGTTGTCGCAGACGAAGAAAGAGTTGCAGTACCAGTTGGAGAATATGAGGTAGAAGGTGGTATGATTATAGTAGTTTCTGAAGAAGGTATCATTGGAGAGATTAAAGAAGTTGGAGCAGAAGAAGAAGCACCAGCAGAAACAGAAGCAGAAGAAGTTGAAGAAGAATTATCAACTGAAACTGCATCTCCAAAGAAGATAGTAAAATCAATTAGTGAAGAAATGTTCTTCTCAGAAATTGAAAAACTAAGAACTGAAATTAACGAACTAAAACTTTCTAAAACAGAAGTTGTTGCAGAAGAAGTACAAGTTGAATTATCAGAAGAAGTAAAGGAAGATAAAGTAGAATTATCTGCTGAAGAAGTTGAAGGAATTACACATACTCCAGAAAACTTATCTGACAAAAAAGAATTAAACCTTTATTCTCAAAAAGGGAATAAAAACACAACAAGAAATAGAATATTTAACAAAATAAACAAATAAAAAAATGAGTTTATCAATTACAACAACGTATGCTGGAGAATTTGCTGGGAAATATGTATCAGCAGCACTTTTATCTGGAAATACAATCGCAAACAACTTAATCGAAGTTAAGCCAAACGTAAAGTTTAAAGAAGTATTAAAAAGAGTAAATCTTTCTGGTGCTATTAAAAATGCATCTTGTGATTTTACAGATGCTGGAGTAGTTGCTTTAACAGAGAAGATTATTGAGCCAAAAGAATTACAAGTAAATTTAGAATTGTGTAAAACTCCATTTCAATCGGATTGGGATGCAACTGAAGCTGGTTTTTCTGCTTATACCGATATACCAAAAACTTTCTCTGATTACTTTATCGGATTAATGTCTGAATCAATTGCAGAGCAAACTGAAAAAGATATCTGGGCTGGTGTAGCTAGTGATGGAAATTTTGATGGTTTTAAAACTTTATTAAATGCTGATGCTGGACATACTGGAGCAAAGAAAATTGCTGGTGTAGCAATAACTTCTGCAAACGTAGTAGAGAAATTAGGAGACATCGTAGATGCAATTCCAAGTGAAGTTTATGGAAAAGAAGATTTATATATCTATGTTGCACAAAACATCTTTAGAGCTTACAAAAGAGCTTTAGGAGGTTTCCAAGCAAATGGAGTTGGAGCTGCTGGTGTTAATGCATTAGGAAACAACCAAGATATAGACATCCAATACTTTGATGGTGTAAAAATTGTAGCTTGTAACGGACTTTCTGACAACAATGCAATTGCAGCACAAAAATCTAACTTATTCTTTGGAACTGGACTTTTATCAGACCACAACGAAGTAAAAGTATTAGATATGGCTGACTTAGATGGCTCACAAAATGTACGTTTCATTATGAGATATACTGCTGGAGTACAATATGCAGTTGTTGAAGATATCGTATCTTACGGATTAGGATTATAATCTAATAACAAACAATAGTAATGAGGGTAGGTGGTTAATCTGCTTACCCTTTTTTAATAACTTTAAAACATAAAACACAATGGCTTGTTTACTTACATCTGGTAGAGCTTTACCTTGTAAAAGTAGTGTTGGTGGCTTAAAAGCAGCTTATTTTGCAGATTATGGTACGTTGGGAACAACTACAATAGCGTCTGGAGAGATTACTGCAATAAGTGGAACACCAGACTTCTTTAAATTTGATATCAAAGGTAATTCTTCACTAGAAACCACAATTAATAGTTCAAGAGAAAACGGAACTACATTTTACACACAGACTTTAAATTTAACTTTACCAGTTTTAGATAAAGCAACACAAGAGCAAATAAAATTATTGGCTACTGCACGTCCTCACGTTGCAATAGAAGATTATAATGGTAATTTCTTTTTAGTTGGTTTAGAACACGGAGCAGAAGTAACTGGAGGTACAGTTGTATCTGGAGCAGCAATGGGAGATTTAAGTGGATTCACTTTAACTTTAGAAGGTCAAGAAACTAACCCAGCTTACTTTGTAACATCAACTGTTATTACTGATAACGAAAGTGCAGTACAAATAGACCCTAACGCATAGGTTTTTTTAATTTTTTTCATTTCAAAAGGGTAGTCTTAATTGATTACCCTTTTTTTTGTTTTAAATAAATAAAAATACAAACTTTTAGTATTATATATATATGAAACATTTGTTACCTACAACTGATGCACAAACTATAAAGATTATACCAAGAGTATATTCAACAAGTGTTACCATAAAATTAAGAGATGATAGTTCAAATAATGAGGTAACAATACTACCAACTGCTATAATCAATAAAAATTATGTAGAGTTATCAAATGTATTTACATTAATTGAGGGTAGATTTTATGATTTAAAAGTTTATAACGGACAAGAATCAATAACAGAAGCAGATATTATTTACAGAGATAAAATATTTTGTACTGCACAATCAACAAACCAATCTAACAACGAACACTATACAATAAATAAAGATGTGTACAAAGAAAAGAGTGGTAATAACGATTTTATAATACTATGAGTAAACGTATAAATAAATACAGAAAAACAACACCATCAAAAGCATCTAACTCAAAAGTTAGTTTTGTTAATCTATCTACTTACACTTCTCCAGAGATTGTAGAAACAAAGAATAAAGAATGGGTTGAGTTTGGTGCTGACAACAATTATTTTCAGTTCTTAATAGATAGAGCAAACGGAAGTGCTACATCAAGTGCTTGTATTACTGGTATCTCTCAAATGATATATGGTAGAGGATTAGATGCAACAGATAGTTCAAAAAGACCAGAGCAATATGCAAGAATGTTATCTTTATTTAAAAAAGATGATGTAAGACGTTTTGCATACGATTTAAAGTTAACTGGACAATGTGCAATACAAGTAATATACTCAAAAGACAGAAAATCTATTGCTAAAGTAGAACATTTACCAATTGAGACTTTAAGAGCAGAAAAATGTGGAGCAGAAGATAAACAAGTACAAGCGTATTATTATCATCCAGATTGGGTTAATATAAAGCCATCTGACAAGCCTTTAAGAATACCAGCCTTTGGTGTTTCTGATACACCTAAACCAATTGAAATTTTATATGTTAAGCCTTATGAAGCTGGTATGTACTATTATTCTACTCCAGATTATCAAGGTGGGTTACAATATGCAGAGTTAGAAGAAGAAGTATCTAACTATCATTTAAACAATATAATGAATGGACTTGCTCCATCAATGTTAATCAACTTTAATAACGGAGTACCAGACGAAGAAAAACAAACCTTAGTTGAAAATAAAATTAAAGCTAAGTTTAGTGGAAGTAGTAATGCTGGTAAATTTATACTTGCTTTTAACGATGATAAAGAATCAGCAGCAGATATAAATCCAGTACAATTATCAGATGCACATAATCAATATCAATTTCTTTCTGAAGAATCACAAAAAAAGATAATGATTTCACACAGAATTGTATCTCCTATGTTATTAGGTATAAAAGATTCAAGTGGTTTTGGTAACAATGCAGAAGAATTAGAAACTGCAACAGTATTAATGCAAAACACAGTTATAATACCTTTTCAAGAGCTTTTAACAGATGCATTTGACAAAATACTTGCCTTTAATAATATTAGCTTAAATCTATATTTTAAGACGTTACAACCATTACAATTTGTTGATTTAGAAAATGTAAAGGATGAAGAAACAAGAGAGCAAGAAACTGGTGTTAAAATGAGTAAAGTTTTTAATGCTTTAGAAGACTTTGGAGAAGATGAAGATTTAGAAAACTGGGAATTAATTGATGAAAGAAAAGTTGATTATGATACAGAAGATGAATTAGACGAAGAATTAAACAAATTAAACAACCCTAAACTATCTTTATTGTCAAAAGTTTGGAATTTAGCAACAACTGGAACTGCTAGACCAAATGCAAAGAGTGAGCAAGATGGAGAGAATGAAGAAGGAGTACAATTTAAAGTACGTTATCAATATGCACCTTTAAGAGCAAGTAACAATAGTAGAGAGTTTTGTAAGAAAATGGTAAATGCTGCTAAGATATACAGAAAAGAAGATATACAACAAATGAGCCAAAGAGCAGTTAATGCTGGATGGGGATTAAACGGAGCTGATACTTATGATATATGGTTGTATAAAGGTGGTGGAGATTGTCATCATTTTTGGATGAGAAAGACATATAGAGCAAAGAGTGCTAAAACAAAAGCAGATGTTGGTAATCCAAATGCTGAAGTAAGTGTAAATAAAGCTAAAAAAGAGGGTTTTAAACCAGAGGTAAATGCTAAAGAAGTTGCAAAAAGACCAACGGATATGCCAAATAACGGATTTGTAAATAAAAAGAGATAATAGATGGCAACTGCATTATTTATAAGTAGAACAGATTTAGTAAAGAATAGTATTGTTGATGGTAACGTTGATACAGATAAATTCATACAATTTATTAAGATTGCACAAGAGATACATATACAAAACTATTTAGGGAGTAAGTTGTATGATAAAATATCAGCAGATATAATTGCAGATAGTTTAACTGGTGATTATTTATCTTTAGTTACAGATTATGTACAACCAATGTTAATTCATTATGCTATGGTTGATTATTTACCATTTGCAGCATATCAAGTAAAGAATGGTGGTGTATTTAAACATACATCAGAAAATGCTGAAAGTGCAACAAAAGATGAAGTTGATTTCTTAGTACAAAAACAAAGAGATTTTGCAGAGTATTACACAAGAAGGTTTGTAGATTACATTTGTTACAATAGTACTTTGTTTCCAGAATATACAAGTAATACTGATTCTGATGTTTATCCAGATAAAGATGTAAATTCAAGTAACTGGGTATTATAATGAAAGGGATGTATAAACCAAAAAATACAAATGTTGTTAAGTTAAAAAAGTATCTAACAAAAAAGACAAAAGATGGCAAACGAAATATATCCAGTTAGTTGGTGGGGTAGTCCAGTTCAAAATGGTTGGGGTGGTATTTATTATGATTTTGCATACCCAAGTGCAATACCTAGTTTATTAACTACATTACAAGCAAGAGCAACTTATTATGAAAACGTAACTTGTACAACTGCAACATTAACCGAATTAGAAAACATAGAATAAGATGGCAGATAATTTATTAGATAAAGCATCAATATTACTTACACCAACTGCATACAACGATGGAAGTATGTTAAGTATAAAGCCAGAGAATGGAGATGGAGACTTTGACTTTTCAAGAAGTTCTGCTGCAACTAGGGTTAATGCACAAGGTTTAGTAGAAAACGTACAGATAATAAGTTCAGAGTTAGTTTCAAATGGAGACTTTTCACAGATAGGTACAGAAGAAGTTTTAAACGGAAACTTTTCACAAGAAGGAAGTGAGCAAATTTCTAACGGGTCTTTTGATACAGATACTAAATGGACGACAAATACTGGTTGGTCTATAAGTGGTGGAAGTGCTAATTGTGATGGTACACAAAGCGGTAATACAACTTTAGTACAACAGAATGGAATTAAAGGTGCAATTATTGATTTTGTAGTGGGTAAAACATATAAGGTTAATTTTGATATAGTTGTAACAAGTGGGGTTATTACTCAACTAGAAGTCGCAAGTGGTGTTGATGGTAATGATATTACTACAAGTGGAAACTATACAACATACATAACGGCAGTATCTACAAATGATAGATTTACAATAACGGCAAATTCAGATTTCATTGGCTCAATAGACAACGTTTCAGTAAAAGAAGTCGGACAAAATTGGTCGTTTGGTACTGGTTGGGGAATGGGCGATGGTAAGGCAGTTAAAGAAAGTGGTGTTTCTTCATACTTATTACAATCTATGATTTTACCCACTCCAAACACATATAAAGTAACTTTTACAGTAAGTGATTATGTTAGTGGAGATGTTAAATGGGGATTTACAAGTACAACTGCAAGTATTTTTGGTACTCCAAGAACGTCAAACGGAACTTATACAGAATATTTTAGTCACGATAGTGATACAATTGCATTAAGGTTTAGAGCAAGTTCTGATTTTGAAGGCTCTATAACAAACATCTCGGTTAAAGAAGTAGGGCAAGATTGGACGTTTGGAACGGGTTGGAGTATTGGAGATAGCTCATTAAATGCTATTGGTGCTGGTGATTATGCAAAACAAACTAACGTATCAGCACAAAATACTAATGCTATTTTAAAGGTGCAGTGGACACAAGATATTACATCGGGTACAAGATTAAGGTTTTTTCCAAGAAATTATAATGATAGTGCAACTGAAACTGTGTTGAGTGGAAGTGCAACTGATGGAGGTGTTTATAATAATACTAATTGTACAGGTAGTGGAACATATACAATATATGTAAGTGTTACAGATGGGTTTTCATTTAAGTTACTAGCTGAATCTGGTAATAACGCAACTATAACAAACGTCTCAGTTAAAGAAGTAACAGACGATACAGACTTACCAAGAATAGACTACACAGATGGTTGTGGAAATTGGTTGCTAGAGCCACAGAGTACGAACTTGATACCTTATAGTGAGGATTTTAGTTTATGGGCAAACGGCACTACATACACGACGCAAAATTATAGTGTTAGTCCAAGTGGTGAACAGAATGCTTCCAGATGTT